GCCCTGATTAACAACTATCATACCTCCCGACAACTCAGCGATTGTGTCGTGTTCCGGATCTCGAGATGCAGCCCCAGCTCCCGAAGCCACAGCTAAATATAAACCGTTTTCAGTTGCCGTGCTTTGGCTCTTTAATAATACGCGATCTCCAGCCACAAGCGTAACGCCATCTATTGAATCACCTGCTTCTAAACCATTTGATATATTTACATTTCCCGTTGAAGCACATTCAGCCACCGTTCTGTTACGAAGTCCAGCAATGGCTTGGTCGACGTACGATTTGTTAGCCACGTCTGTGTTGTTAGAAGGAGTACCCATTCCCGTGATTGCGCCACCCGATATACTTACCGAGTTAGACGCCTGAGTTGATATTGTTCCTAATCCCAGATTCGTTCTTGATGTAGAAGCTGAAGAAACGTCACTTAAATTTGAAGCTTTAACTAATTTACCCGTTAATTGATCTTGTGCGTTTGAAGATAAAGTTGAAATGTATTGAAATTCTGTGTTGTTTACTGAGCCGTTTGCAATTTTTACAGCATCTATTCCCGTTGCAACTTGTGAATTTGCTATTGTACCCGTTAAAGAAGAAGTAGGATAGTTAGCTGCATCTGTTAAATTTAAAGCAGGTGTTGTGTCCGACCCTCCTAAAGCAACTGTAATGCCACCAAAGTTTACGCTATCATTAACGAGTTCCGCGTTTGCTACACCACCATCTTTAATAGTCACTACGCCAGAATTTACGGCGAAGTTATCGGAAGAAAATGAAGCTACTCCTTTATTTGATGTAGTTGCTAGTTCTCCAGATACGGTTAAAGTTTGTCCTGAAGCTACGGTATCAATACCTTCTCCAGCTGCAATAGTAAAAGTTTGTGAATCTAAATCTACCGCTCCGCTTCCCGAAGCACCAGCAAAATCTAAATCCTGCGCAGTTACGGTTGTGTCGATATATTGTTTTACAGAATTTTGACTTGGAGGAAGTATCTGACTTGTACCTAAAGAATTATTATTAATAACCGGTATAGCCGGATTAACGTAAGGGCTACCAACAAAAACATCAACCGTTGTATCTCCGGCATGAATACTACCTGAATCAAAAGTAAAACTAATAGTTGAATTTGTACTAAAAGAAGCCGTAGCTATAACACCATAAATAGTAGATGTATTTTGCCCCACTATTTTTATACGACGTCCAACATGATAATCTGATATGACATTAGTAGAAGCAACTGTAACAGAAGTAGAAGAAGCTCTAGTAAACGTACAAGGCGTTTGGTTATTAGCGTTACGATCTCCAACCCTAAACCACTCTTTATCGTTGGCGTAAGTACGAAGGTCGGCTAATTCATTTCTAATTGCATTATTAACGTCAGATGGCAACATACCCTCTGCAATACTAATAGAATTTATAAGAGTATTGTTTGATGAAGTTGTACTATAATTTGATATTGTCATTTTAATTTCCTATTTTAATAATCCACGTAAACCGTTATTTTGTTCTGTTGCTCCTACACCTACACCTACTGCCGGAGTTGTTTTGTTTGCTAGTAATCCTAGTCTTGTTGAAATATTGCTAGTGTTATAATTTGGTCTAATAGCTCTTTGATAAAATGGTGTTTCAAATCCTTTTCTTAAAACTGGTCTTACCATAGTTGTTGCCATACCAATCGGAGAACCTGCAGCTGCAGAAGCTACTAATCCAAGTCCAAAATCAGCAAAACTTACGCCTTTACTATCGTTTATAACTTGAAAAGATTTAGGCGATATATTGTAAGCGTCCGCTATTGTTTTTAATTCGTCTGTTAAATATTTATTTTTTGCTAATAAACCTGCTGCAACATCACCAGTTTCAGCTTTAAATGCATTTTGTACTGCGTTAGCTTTAGCAAGAATAACCCTATTAGTTTTAAAAGTTTCAATTATAGATTTATCTACACCTTCAATATTATCTATATTACGTCCAATTAAATCTAGTAAATCGTCAGCTAAAGAAGATTGTACTTTTGCTTGTGTTTGTTTTGCAACGTCATCACCAGCTTTCCATAAAGCTTTATTTTCTTTTTGTATTGCTTTAACTAAAACAATAATATTAGAAGAATCTAAATTTTCCATTTCTTCTAAATTTTTAATTAAACTATCTAATTTAGGTATTTTTCTATCCGGTAATTGATTAATGACTTTTTTATAATCGGCTATTGAATCTGTAATATTTTTAGTAAAAATATCATCTTTTCTCATAGTACCAAGTTTAGAAATATCATCATAAACTTTACTTGCATTATCTCTAATAATATTAATAGCGTCGTCAGTTAAAGGTTGATCGTCAGCTATGCCTAAAGCTTTTTTAACTAATTCGTTAGTTGTTATTTGATTTTTTAAAGAAGCACTTTGTGCTGTTTGTATTTTACCACCAGCACTTTCTATTATTTTTTGGGTAGTCGATCCTTTATTAACTTGCGAAGGAGGAAAAATAAAACCTACGTCTTGCGCTTTTTTTATTGATTCATCTCTAACTTGATTTTGTAATTTTAATTTATTTAATTTACCACCGCTAGTCGCTATTCTATTTTGAAGAACTTTAGCTAATTTATCACCGCCTATTTTACCTACAAAACCACCACCTGCACCTAAACCGGTATTAATTAATCTTGATTGATCTTCTGTACCTAGTGTTTCATCTTGGCTTGTTGTTGGTTGTGCAGCCCCTAAAAGAGCACCCGTTGCTGCTAATCCGGTTGCGGTATTTAAACCTGGAACAGGTAAGGTAGCTAAAGCCGGTAAAATAGTAGCGCCTATATTTCCAGCCGTTCCATAACCCGTGCTTAAAACTTGTTTATCTTTAATAGCGTTTTCGTTAATTATATTTTGTAAATTTTTTTCACGTTCGCTTACACCTGGAACTAAACCTCGAATAAATTGTTCTGTTCCTAAACCTAAATTACGAAAACCAATTTTAGCACCAGCAACAAGATTACCTTCGTTTTCTTTTCGTTTAATATCTTGATTAACAATTTCTTGAGCTTTATCGCTACCAACTAAAGTAGTTAATCTTTCTAATTTTTTTGCTATAGCATCATCTATTTCGCTCATTTTTTATCCAATTCTTTTAGTTTTTTGTCTAATAAATTATTAAAAAATATTTTTTGATCTTCAGAATATCCGGTTATGTCTACCGACCCTAATTCAGTTACATCTAAAAGTCTTAAATTTTTTCTAAATTTTAAATTATCTTGGCTAAAATCTTCTTCGGTGTATTCTCCACCTAAATCTAAACCTTCTGTATTAATTTCATAACCTGCAAAAACCATAGAAGGAGGAATACCTAAAGGAGCATATAAATTTTCACTTCTATCAGTTTTATAAGAATCGTAATCTGTTACTAATCTATTAACCGTTTTGTTTGCAAGATTAACAATTTCTGTTTTAATATCAGGCGGAAATCCTTGCCCTTTAAATTTTTCTAATCTAATTTTTAAATCTTTATATAAACCTTGAAAAGCTTGGAATGACCTTACTTCGCCTTCTCTAACTACTGAATCATCAAGTTGTTTAATAAATTTAATCATTAAAGCGTAAGAAGAAGCTCCGCCTTCTTGATTTGCAGCATCTAGTATTTGTCTAAAATTAGAAACTCCTTTTTGCACGGCTTGATAAGTTGCTTTTTCATCTTTGTTAGATGAAATTATTTGTTTAGAAAAATCTTGTACAGTAGTTGGTTTTCCTAACGTAGCAAATTTTGAAGCTTCGTCATAATAACCTTCTTTAATTAAGTTTTTAGCTACTTGACTATAATAGTCTTTATCGTTTTCAAAATCATCTGGGTTTAAAGATGAAAATATTTCTTTTACGTTTTCGTCTTTTAATAAAGCTTTATCAAAAACTACGCCTTCTCGTTCTTCTTTATTTTCGGCAATAGCCATTTCTTTTTCTTTTAATAATTTTGTAAATTCTGCGTTTTCTTTAGTTAATGCTCTATCTTCCGCTTCATTACCGCGTTGCATTCCTAAAGCCAAAGCTTGTCCTATAGACGTAGGCATATTTGAATATCCCGAAGCTTCTAATAAACCTTGTGCCATTCCTTCTCCATAAGGGGAAGCTACAAAGTTTAATAAATTGTTTTTTAAATTAGGCGTTGCGGTATCTACCGTTTGATTTTGCATTTTTCTAGCATTAGCCATTTCAATCATTTTTTGATTTGAAACTGGAGAAACTGGTTTATTATATCCATAAGTATTTGCAAAACTAATTCCAGGTTGTTGAATTGTTTGTCTTGGTAAAATACTACGTTTGCTTTTATTACCTATTGCGCTATATTTATTCATTTGGTCTGTTGTTATAGCGTTTGTACTTCCAGGATTGCTAGTAGCGTTACCTCTAAAACCACCTAAAACCATATTTCTATAATTGTCGTAAACGTTTGCCATTAAAAGAATCCTCCTAATAAGCCACCGCCGATTGCACCCATACCCGCTCCCAATCCAGGAATCATACCGCCCATTTTAGCGCCTTGCATAGCTCCGCCTAAAATTCCTGCGCCGGTATTTCTAAATACTGGGTTTGTTGTAGTTGTTGTTTGTGCGTACGGTGAGCCAATAGAAGCTAAATATTCTCGTAGTTTAAAATATGGTTTGTTCTGTTCGAAATCAAAACGTCCTAATGCGTCTTGAATTTTAGCTTGTTCTAATGTTTCTTTTTCAGCGCCTACTTGTCCTAGTCTAGTAATATCGTCGTAATCCGCTTGGGCTAATTGAGGGGCTATAGAAGTTGCATTAACCATATTAGCACGTTCTTGATTGTATTGATCTCCGTAAACTTGTTGTCCTACTTTTCCTAGTTCTCTAGCTAGTATTTCTTGATTTGCTCCACTACCCAGTCTACCCGCTTTGCTAAATTGCGATTGAACGCCAGACGTAACGTCACCAGCTATTTGATTATATAAAGCTTGGCTATAAGGGTTTGACGTAGGGTCTAAATATTGACCTGATAATATATTATTAATTTCGTTTTGCGACGATCCTAAAAGAGGATTACCTTGTAATGCTCTAGCTGTTTGTAATTGTAAAGCAGCGTTTGTTTCGGGGGCAAAATCTGTATACGTTTGATTTGGGTAATAGTTAGGCGTAGCCGATTGAAATAAATCTTGCGCTTGTCCGAAAGCTTCTGATAAATATGGTTTTACAAATTCGCTGGGATCAGCCGAAGTTGTTGTTGTTACATTTGTTGGGTTACTACCTTTGCTCATAATTCCTTACTCATTAAATATATATTTTGTTTAAATCCTTTAAGTTTTCGCAACCAACCCTTTCGCCCAGCGATTTCTACCGCTTGGCAATGGTTATTTATTGCAAAACTTTCTATTTTGTCTTGGATATTTATTATCCAATTATTAATATTATTTCCTCCCGCGAGGACATAACGTAAAATTCTTTTGCGAGGATAGTCTACTACTTCGGTTACTACCGCGCTTTCTACTTTTCCTTCCCAACTAATAAATAGTTGAAACTTATTTATTTTAATACCGTCTATTATATCTTTAATAGTATAGGTATCGTCTAAAGCTTTTTTAATTAAAGGCTCTATTTGGTTTTGTATAACGGGTATATCTTCAGCGGGTACTTTTACGATCATCCAATAACTACATAAACAAACTTCTGATCAGTATTACCAGAACTAGCATGTGTCAAAGTTGCCGATCCGTTTGCCCTTGCGGAAACATAAAGGTTTCCTTTTGCAGAATTCGAATTAGCATTTGTTGGCTCTAGTATAATTACAGAATTAACGCCTATTCTTTCATCAACTAAATTTGTTGATGTTGCCGAAGCTGTTAAAGTAACTTCGCCCGTAGAATTTAATTTTCCGTCTAACGTATTGTTTAATACGCTTGATACAAGTCTTAAATGTTGCGCTTGATCTGGCATTGATATTGGCGCTCGTAAAAATTGGTTTATTGCCATTATCGTTTACCTTCTTTTCTTGAATCAACGTCTACACCAGACATAGTTGTAAAGTTTCCCGTTACCCCTATTCGTAATCTATGATATCGGCTAGTTGTACGAAGGGGGCAGCTTCCATTTGATAATGAATTTACTGCCGTCCCTGTCGTTACAGCATCTGCTTGGGAGGAACGCGAGATTGGAGTAACCGTAATCGTTGTATTATCACTTCCGTTAGCGTCTACTATCGGTCTAGCTTCAATAAGTGTACTTCTTGAATTTTCTGCTCCTTCAAATTCGGTAGTGTCTACCGTTGCCGATAAACTATTACCTAAAAACTTTCCAAAGCGATTATTAGAATCAAAACCCGCTAAACCAATAACGCCTTCGTCATAAAAAAAACTATCAAGACTTTTCGGAAGTCCGTCTAAAGTACCTAAAGCGTTTAGACTTTCTAACGTTGTAAAAGCTTCTTGCGAAGCCGAATTAATAAACTGTAAATCTTGTCCGCTACCGGTAGACCATTTATCAACGTTAAAGTTATAACAAATTAATTTATTATTAACCGTACCGCCACCGGTTGCCCCACTACCTCGATAAGACCAAACTACCATACTATTATTGGGGTCAATAGCGCTAGTTATTCCTTCGAAATTGCTTGTAACGTCATTTAAGAAGAAGTCATCAATCTTACCTCGACCAATAGGCACTAATTGTTGTCCGCCGGATATTTTATAAAACCCATCTTGCGCTAAAAAATATACGTCAGATCCAAAACTTGCTACCGATTTCGGCGCGAAAGCTCCTATTGAATCAGCAATCTTATCAAATTGAAAAATAAGAGGTGAGCCAACGTATGACATACGATAAATAGCTCGTTCTAAAAATATAATTCCAAAACTTTCTCCCCCTGATATTGCTTGAATACCACCGTGCGCTCCTACAATATCTTGAAAACCAGATTGTGTTGTACCGCTTGGAGTCCATGTAGAACTGTCATTAATACCAGACCATTTTACGCGTTGATTATAAGCTATATATTTAGCTAATTTATGCGTTTGTGCGCTACCCGAAGGTGCGGTTAAAGTTATAATTGTACCCGCTACCGCGTTATTAACGTTAGTAGCTAATCGTACATTATTATTATCTACTTTATTAATATAGTATCTAGTACCGTTTACTAAATTAGTTAAATTTGCATTACCGTTATTATCGTAAGTAACCGTGTCGCCCGTACTATAACCGTGCGAAGTTATAGGAATAGCGTTTGAACTAATATTATTAGCCGTAAAAGTTTTAGCTGTTTCGTAATCCGTAACATAACCCGTAACAACAAAATCACGAATAACACTAATATATTTAGCAGCAAAATCTGTTAAGTCTGCAAATAAACCACCAGCGCTTTCATCAAATTTTTGTATATTATCATAACCGTTTGTTGCGATTATATTTGTACCAAATTGTGTAAAAGCCCAAAAATCTCTAGTACCCGTATTCGTATTATTACTATACCCGCCGGATTTAGATTTATCTTGAAATACTAAACTAGAATCCATTTGATATAATTTAGTAGTATCACCAGCGTAGTTAGTAACTCCCCCCGACGTAAACGAAGAAAATAAACCAACCGGAGTACTTGTTAAACCCGTATTGCTTAAATGAACAAAAGAAGGGAAACTTCTATATCCTTTAGTTAAAGGTATAACGTTATCTACTTTTATTGCACCGCTGTTTTGATAAGTAGGCAAATCGGCTTGAAGGTCACCAAACTCAATCATTTAAACCACCCTAACGGCAGACATTTGTAAAGGCGCAGAAGATTCACGTCCTCGTTGCGCTGATTTATTAGCGGAGTCTACCCCTTCTTTATACAAAGAAGCCCAAACTTTAAGTCTTTCATCTTGCATTAAGAATGGCGCACTTTCTCCTAATGCCCCGTATAAATAAAGATCGGGGAAATTAGTTAAAACGTCGTTAGTCGTATTTGTAGTTGATAATCCCGTAGGTCTTTTAAAAAAACCAATTTCTATATTAACAACACTATCTGGAGCAAAACCGATATAAATTTTACTTCCAACTATAGTATAGTAAGTAGAAGCTCCCGACCCTTCGCCTAAATTATAAACTCGAAAGAAATCGGCAGGAGCCATAAAGCTTAAAAAGTTATACGGTGTACTTTGTAATAAAACGTATCTAGCTTCTAAATAACCCGTAGGTAAATCGTAAGCTTGAGTACCCGAAACAGTTTGTATTGTAGCATCTACGCTTTCCATTTCTCTTAAACGTAAATCTCTAGCCATACGTGATTCTGCTAAATCAATAAACGTATCTAAATATTCCGATAAATCAGTTCTATTTAAGTACGAAGCTATTTCTAATTTTAAGTTCGCGTAAGTGTCTAAAGCCATTAAATTTTTCCATTATAAAGTTTAAAAACGCCATTGTCAGGGTCGTTTAACCATTTTCTAAAGCGTATTTTATCTTTAATAGCCCCAGCGTTAGTCATAATTCCTTTTTGCGCAAGTTGTTGAACAACAATTAAAGGGATAGACGCTACTTTTGTCATACCCGCATGTTTACCCAGTTCGCCTTTAAATTTTAAATTATTATTTCCTAAATTAGATTCTTTTTTATTCATATCTAATAAAGGTTGAACGTCCTGCACATCTTCGAAGTGATATTTATTTTCACTATCGTCGATGTGCATTCTTGTTTTAAGTGTAGACGGGCTATTAGCCTCATCTATCCAAAGTTTTTTTGTCATACCATTTCGGTCGCGTATAAACTACCACTTGTAGACGCTTCTCTAATAGCTCCAATTTTATCTCCACCGCTTACTTTAATTAAAATAACTTCATCTTTTGGTAAATAAGATCCAGCATTTACAGTTGCGGTTGGAGTAGAAGCAACAACAAAATGACAGCCAGCAGTTTTTGCACATAACATTACATAACTTGTATCAGCACTAAAAGCATTTGATTGAGGTACTGATGAAGCAGTAAAATCAATTTTATGTACTGTTGATGGTCTGCCATAATATATTCCTGCATTAGCCATAATTACCCCATTCTTCTGATTACGAAAGTTACTTCAACCTCACATGCAGTTGAAGAAGCTCCGTCAGTAATCATTTCTATTGGAGTTCCTTCCGGTACATAATTAGCACTTGAAGGTGTTGCATGATGAACTGTTCCTGCAGCTGATCCACTATGAGGTACGGTAATTGCACCACCACCCACTGCTACTCCGCCTATCTCAAAAGATAAAGCTGCGTTAGCAGAAGATATTGCATTTTTTAAAGTAACGTAAATTTTTTGTATTTTCCCACTATCAGGTACAGTTACAAAATAACTTCCACCAGTTGAGATAGTTGTCATTTTTGATGTTAAAAAATAATCGTTTAATGTTCTCATTTTTTTTTTCCTATTGTTCCGATTTTTACAATCTTCAATAAATAAAGGGCGTACTAATTACGCCCCTTAATATAAAAATATAAATTTATGCTGTTAATGCAAAAATTCCGAAGTTAGAATTAGGGCTTCTTGCAGTCAAAGTGTACTCAGTAAGTATCATGCTTCTGTCTGCATCTCCCGTTTTTGCTAATTCTTTAGTTTGGAAGGGTCTCAAATATGAAAGTTCCCATTTATCCATTTCTAAAATATCAACTCTGTTATCTTGTTGGAATCTATCTGCAACAAATGATGTTTCACCAAAATCAGAAACATAAACATCAACCGCACCGATTACTCTTTTATCAGCAATGTTGTTTGTGTTAGTTGCGATTCCGTTAAAGCCTGAAGCTGTTTGTTTGTGTGAAGCAGTCATAAGCACTACATCTGGATTTCCACCAAGTTCAAAAGATTTTTTTAAACCTGCTTTTAACAGTTCTTCAGTATAAGCTCTTAAAGTTCCGTTAGCGTTTCTTTTTGTTAAGCCATCTCCAGTTGGATTATTTTCTGCACCACCAGCATCTGCATAAGTAGTGTCAGCAGCGTCGGAAAAATTTGAAGCTGCAGTTGCAGTTCCAGCAATATTTCCTCCATACCATGTGCCAACCGATCCGAGATTACGAGCCGTTCCAGCTGCGCCAATAGTTTTAAAAGTTTCAGCGCCGATACAAGTAAATTCTATATCGCGTTTTAACTCTTTTCCAGCTTTGGCTAACTGATAACTCAGTTCGTCGCCCCGACCTGCATTTGTTACAGCTTGGTCAGTTCCGGTTACGCCAATTACTTTATTTGAAATTTGCGTGAAGTTACTTAATCTAGTAGTAGCAACTGTTGCTGTATTTGCAGCATCATCACCCTCTATTTTTGCATTTGCACCAGCAGCTGCAAGTCCATCTGTTTGCCACTCGTGTGTTGTTTGCGCAGCGCTGCCTTGTCCAGCATTACTCATGAAAGGTGTCTCAGTTGGTGAAATATTATATATCACGTTTATAAGATCCTCACGAATACCCACGCGGTCGTATGTTTGTACGGTATTTCCAGGTACAGCCATAATTATCTCCTATTATTCTTTTCCGAAGTACATTTCTTTCAGCACCGATTGTGCATCCTTAACTGACCCCGATTGTTTCAGTTTACTAAAACGATCTTTGTATATTTTAGAATTTTCAGAAGCTTGACTGACGTTTGCTGCATTAGAACTAACGGATTTAGGGGCTTTAGTAACTTTTTTATTTGCTAATTTAGTTTTCTTTAGTTGGTTATAACGATAAGCGTCTGCTAACATTAAAACTGCTCTATGATCTACTAACATAGAAAGTTCTTGGTCTTTGTAACCTAGTTCTTTCGCAAAATTAGTTATGTTCTTTACGAACTCTTTACCCTTAACTTCGTCTTTATAAATTGGTAACTTTTCTGAAAGTAATTGTTTTTCGTTCAAGATATATTTAGAATAAATTTTTTCTTGTTCGATTTTTTGTTCTTTCAAAACACGTTGTTGTTCTTGTTCCGCAATCTGTTTTAGTTCCATATTCTTATCGTATTCAGCTCGATGAATAGCGTAATTTTGTGGATCGTCTTGCGCTAACTTAACCCAATCTATATCTTGGTCTACGTTTAAACTATCAGTTAAAACTTTTAATTTTTCTGCGTATTCATTTCTCGTTTGTTTGACCGCATCAAGTTCGGTTTTAATTCCTTCTTGTTGGGTTTCTAAATCCCTTCTCGAATTACTTAATTCCTGACTTTTTTTTGTGAATGAAGATTCTCGTGAGTAACCTTTTAGAAGCTCGTTAAGGGGTACTTTTTCTAATTTACCGTCAATGGTAACGTCGTAAAGTTCCTCTGGGCTTTCTAAAGCGGTTTCGTTGTCGTCTACTAATTCGTTTACGTCTACATCTTCTTCTAAAAGTTCCACTTGATCTTCTTCAAGATTGCTTTCCTTTTCTTCCGTTGTAGCCGGTTGTGGCTCTTCAGTCTTTGCAGTCTGGTTTAAAAGATTGCTGAATGCCTGTGCTGTTTCTTCCGTCTTGTAGGTTGGTTGTGAAACAACAGACTCCTCAGCTTGAGGTTGCTCTGCCATTATAACTCCTTATTTAAGATTATTATTTTCCTGCGTGGAAGCTAGTTTTCCAGTTTCCATTACAGATTTAACTTGGATAAGAACTACGTTTAACATTCTTTTCATCATGTATATTCTTTCACGTCCTTCAGTATCCCTAATCGGAGAATTGATCCATTCGTGGTCTAATTCTGCCGAAACTTTTTGTATAGCTTCTTGAAATAAAGGATTATCCAGTATTTCTTTAGCTTTTAATCCGCGTTGTATTTCTTTTTCTTTATCCATTATCTGTTATTTATATTTGGGTTTCTTCTATAATTTCCATCTGATTTTCTGCTATTAGATGTGTAATTTGATGGTGTTGATTGATTTAGACCAAATCTTTCAAATGGATTAACACTTGTTGCTCCAGATTTTACTGCATCTTCTATAACTTCTTGTTCTGTCATTGCCCTTGCGTAGTTTTGTTGATCGTTAGTATTATCTCTTTCATTCTTAGCATCTATTTGATAATTAATTTCACTTGCATCAAATTTTTGATCTCCTGTCATTAATTTATTAGCTGCTTGTGAGTTATCAATTATTTGCATAGGACTTTGTAAATTATAAACTGGCTCTCCTTGTTTATTGTTTGTAAAATTATAACCAAGTTCGGCTAATTTTTTACGCATAAATTTATTTCTAATATCAGAACTATCTAATCCTAAAAGTTTTAATCCAGAGCCAAACATTCCAAAATTCATAGGATCATTTAAAGTAAATTGACCATCTTTTCCTGTCATGTAAGCACCTGCACCAGTAAGATAATTTAAAAATTCATAATCATCCATTTTTTCCATATCTTCTATAGAATAATATTCTCTAGGCTCGGAATCATCTTTATCGTCTTTTTCGTTATAAGCGGATTGACCAAAAGTTTCTATTGGCTGACAAATACCATCAACTAACATAAATCCTTCTTGGCAAGGGTCGATAATTTCTTCTTCCGGTACGGAAAAATCTATTTGCGGATTTGGATATAAAGCCGAAGGGTCTAAAGTACCCGCGTTTTCTTGTTCAGTTCGTAAATCAAATAAAGGATTTCTAAATACACCAGCGCTATTAACGTTTGGTTTAGGGTCTAAATCTCCTTTTAAATATTTATCTATAACACCTTGTGCTTGTGTACTTTGTAAAAAAGGTGTCATTAATTTATTCCTTGTTGTAAAATTTTAGAAGCTAGTTTTTCTTTTTCTAAACTTTCTATTTTTTGGTCTTTAATTAATTGTGCAGCTAATTTTTGTTCGTCTAAACTTAATTTTTGCATTTTAATTACGTTATCTTGTTGTTGCTTTTGCGCTTTTAATTGTAAATTAGCTTGATTGTTCATTGTTCTCATTTGTATATCTTGTTTTGCTAATTCCATAGCCGGATCGGGTTGTTGTTGTTTAGGCGGTTGCGGTTGCGCGTTAGCCGGATTAACAAAGAAAGCGTCAGCGCTTTTATATCCAGCGTTTTCTAAATATTTTTCTAACGTATTAAATACGTTTTGCGGGGTAACTAAACCCATTCCGCCCTGCGCTATTAATTTTTCTTGTACAGACAAAACTTGCTGTAACGTTGTTAATCGTTGTTGTTCGTTGCCCGTTCCTAATCCTACTTGAACGGTTACGTCGTAACGATTTGCCCATTCGCGAGGATCCATATTTACAAACTTACCGCGTAAACGGATAATTCTTTCTTTATCTTGGTATTCGCAAATAACAGCCATTACGTTTTTAAATATATCTTTAACGCCTTCCGCAAAGTTACGGGCTATAAGCTCAATTCTTTGATTTGACGCTGCCATCATTTGATTAACTGATTGCGCTGTTGTATGTGATTTATTAATCGTATCGGGATTCATACCGGTTTGTTGTTTTCCTACACCGCTACGTTGTTCTTTAATAGTTTCTATTTTTTGTAACATAGCTAGACCGTCGTTTAAGAAATTTGGTGTCTGTAATGGCGTGACAGCATTTGGCGATTTTACGCGTACTATTCCACCTGCTCTCGAGGTCAATAAATCATCAAGATTTGCTTGTCCGTCTACAACAACCGTACGAGCGTTATTCTGAAAATACATGTTGTCCAGCGTATTTCTTAATATGGCTGTGTGTGTTAGCTGAACGTCTGCCAATAAATCATAAAAACTTAAACCAAAGAATCTATGGGGCATTGGTATAGCTACTGCCGTTGCAAAAGGAATAAAATTAATTTCTTCGTTTTCTAAAAGAACGTAATTGTTATATCCGCTTCCGCCTACGGTTATTTTTCTTAATTCTGCGATACCGTCGTTATCGTAATCGCATTTCATATAGACTTCGGTTATATTAACTACCCTTAACGAAGGGTCTATTGTTGAAGATTCTAATTGTGAAGTTGTATCGTCGTAACTTCGTCTAGTTATCGCTTCGGTATTAAAAACATCTTCCGACGTACTAGGTAAATTTTCAACTAATTTCTTATCGTAACCCAAGTCTATTAATTCGGAAACCGTTTTATAGACGCGTTGTGCAATAAAATCACAATCTTCTATAGATTTAGCTCTTTTACTAATTAAAATTTCTTCAGGCGCTACATTTTCGATACAGACGCGTCCTATATCCTTAACACGTTTAACTTCTACGTTATAAGATACGTCGTTTACGTCTAAATTTTCATATTCGGCTTGTTCAACGCTTACAATTTCTACTTCGCTATCCATTTCTAGCGCTTGTAGTTCTTGTTCCGTTAAATTTTCGTATTTTTCTTTCTTTTGGCTTTTTCTTGTTTTCCAATACGTTTTAACAAATCCGTTTTTAGATAATAAAGCGTCTTTGAACAACGTATAAAGAATACTAAAACCAGGATTATCTTTTTGGAATATATAATTACAATAATCCGAAACTTGATCCGCGTATTCTACATCTTCTTCGTTCGTTGGGTCAAAATTAACTATCTTATCGCCCTGCGTAAACATACGCATTAAGCTTGGAAGGATAGCTTCTACTACTTCTAGTAAATCTTGGCTGACAACACTAGAACGTCCCGAAATTTCATTACCAATCGGCTCACCTAAATAATATTTAAGCGCGTCTTTTCTTTGTTTAGAAAGATCTGATTCATAAAAACCTAAACTATTACTTATTTCTTGCGAAACTAAAGATAGTAAAGATGATTTTGTTAATTTAGCCATTAAATAATTCCTAATTCGTTATATTCTAATTTGGTCGTCCATTGTGTTGTCTGCTGATTGCCAACAGCGAAATATCTGAATGCGTCAGCGCTATGTGAAGTCCAATCGTGTACTGGTTTATTCTTGATTTCGCCCTTGTCGTTTGTTTGCCATCTATATTGCCGTAAAGCGTCTAGTCCGTCTTTGCATTTTTCGTAATCCCACCAGCATCTTCCGAGTACCATTCGCACGGCATTTATTCCATCTTCGATTGATAGCTTGGGAACTATTGACGTTCGTAGTCCTAAACTTTGCGCGGTTTCTATTCGCGATACACCCGTGCCTATTTCACGTACGTTGGCGTCGTGGGGCAAATAATGGGTATCGTATATATATTTTTTTTGATCCAATAATTGCGCGTAGTATTCTAACGATTCACCGCTATCTTCTATATAGTCGATAACATGAAAAGCACTTCCCTTTTGTTGCACCATCCAGATAGCTGTCTTATCCGCCATACCTAAATCCCAGAACGTATCTACTTTTACAGCGGAGTCGTAAGGCACTTTAGTTATACGGTTTTCTTCTTCCGCTAATTGTAGCCCTTTAGAATAAATAGACCCAATAGCTAAACTATCGAAACTACATTCAAATTCCGCTTCATACACTTCTTCCGGCATTAAGTGTTTAGCTTCGTTTAATTCTAATTCGGATATAATACCCGTTTCCGAAGCAACAAATTTTTTCGCGTACCAACCTTCTTGATGTAAGGCGTAATCAAATAGCGTAAAGAAGCTATTATGACCCTGCGGTGTCCCGATTGCCACCATAAACCCGTTTC